CGCCCAGCCCTTCTTGTACCCACCAGTCTTTGTAGGAGAGCCAGACTGGACGATTTTTTTCGTCTCATTGGATACCTTGGTCACGGATGAGGTGACCACCTCATCGGTCACCTCTTTGTACTCGTTGAGGGCCTCCATGATAGCGTCAGCCATCTTGTCAACCGAAATTGACTTACTCACTGGAAGCCCTCCTCTCCACACGCTTCGCCGTCAGCTTCAGCTTTTCATGCCTGAACTGGACATCATCAACGATGGTGATATCGTAGTCCTGACCGCCGTAGGCGATGCGGTACTCCTTGCTGTTGATGCCACTCAACTTCCTGCACCAGCGGACGGTAAACACCAGCGTGTCCTCCGAAACAGTGTCGGGCGCAGAGCCGTATTCTCGGCCAGACGCAAGGTTGACATAGGAAAAGCAGGAGTAGAAGTCGCTCCATTCAGAGGTGTGGTTCCCGATGCTGTCAACCACCGTAGTGTGTTTCTGAATGGTGATACGCCTGTTCATGGAGCCAATATCCATCAGAACGCCGCCTTTCGCACACCAAACAACAGTGACCGCAGCGTGAGAACCAGGTCGTGGTGGTCGGCTTCTTCTCGATGCTCGTAGAGGTACGCCACGGTGTATAGGACTGCAATCCTAGTCGTAGCGGCTTCTTCCACCAATGCCTCGTTGTCCAGACGGGCAACATCCATGCACAGCTTTTCAGCGGACTCGATCAAGCTGGTAATCAGCGTGTCCTCATCATCGGCATCCACCCTCAGATATAATTTCGCTTCTTCCAGGGTTATCAGCACAGCTTTCCACCTCCCATCAGAATAGGCGGCGGTCTGCCAAATCATCAGCAGACCGCCGCACGAATTTACGCAGACTTCTTCTGCGCCAGAACCTTGACGGCTTCGGGCAGAATCAGCTTGGCATCCAGACGCTTGTAGGCCAGGAAGCCGACCTGCCCCAAATCGGCGTAACGCTCGTTCAGCCGTTTGAAGGTGATGCCCTGACGGTCACCGATCCAGTAGTAGGACAGGTCACCAAACAGGATGCTCTTGTTGCCAGAGGCAATGGTGGGCATAAAGGGAGAGGTGTAGATACGCTTGCCCAGCAGCGTGTCGAAACTACCCTCACGAATAGCGGGCTGCCACAGATACTGGCCGTTGGAGTCCTTCAGCTTGCGGATGGCGCGGACAGTAGAATCGTGCATCACCCAAATGGCGCTATTGCGGTAGGGAGAGTTGAGGCTATAGAACAGGTCAATCACCTCGTCCGCAGTGATGGCGGTGGCGCTTGCTGCGGTGATACCGACATCCGCACCGCCGGTGGCATTCAGAAGGCCAGTGGGCTTTTTGGAGCCATCGCCGACCAGGAAGGCTTCCTCTTCCGTGTTGCCGAAGCGTCGGACAAACTCGCCAGAGAAGTAGGCTTCCAGGTTGAACACGGAGTCGTTCAGCAGCTCCTCGGAGACCTTGATGATGGTGCCGATCTTGTGGGCGTCGATCTGCTCCTGACCGAACACATCATCGCTCTCGCCGTATGCGCCGCCCTCGTCAATCCAGCTGGCGGTACCCTTGGTTTTAACCACGGGAATCTTGTGGGAGCCAGAAGATGTGGTAAACACATGGGCGTGGGAGCGAATCACATTCTCTTCGTCCAGAGCCTGCACCAGAGTGCGCTCAAACTCATCGGGGACGAGATAGCCGCCCTCGGAGTCAGTACCCTCCTGCAGTGCATTGCGGATTTCCTGGGTGCTGTGGGCGCTACGCACCACATTCCAGAACGCATTGCGGTAGGCATCGGTGGCACGGCCGGTCTTTTCGTCCACCTTGGTGTTTTCGGGCTTGCCGGTGATGGGGGTGTTGACGGGAGCCGCCAGTTCACGCTCCATCGCCTCCAGCCGCTCCTGGCGGTCGATCTCATGGCCCAGGTCGACCACCTCCTGCTCCATCCGCTCGTAGGTCTGGGTGTCCTCGGCAGAGAGGATGCCCTTCTCGTTGCGGTGGGAGTCCAGGAAAGCCTTGGTCTGCTCCCAGGTCTTGGCGCGCTGGGCGCGCAGTTCGTTAATCTTGCTCATAATCGTTTCCTCCTTAAGGTTTGATCAGATTCAATCTCTTTTCGAGATCGGCAATTGGTGTCCCGCTCTCAGCGGGGGGCTTCTCCGCACCAGCCACGGTGGGCTTTGCGGCGTGGGTCAGCTTGTTCATCAGAGAAACCTCTGCGGCTCGTGCGGAGAACGCATACGCCGGGGCTTCGTCTACCGTGCGCTTTTCGTCCTCCAGAACATCATCCGCAAAACCGAGTTCAATGGCCTTGTTCGCATTCATCCAGGTCTCGCTATCCATCAGGTGGGACAGCTTGGAGCGAGACAGGCTGGTGCGGATTTCGTAGGCGTTGATGATGCTCTCCTTGACCTCGTCCAGCATTTCAATGGCTTTCTGCATCTCCGTGGAGTCACCGAATGCCATCGTCATGGGGTTGTGGATCATCATCAGCGCGGTGGGGGCCATCAAGACTTTGGTGCCAGCCATCGCAATGACCGAAGCGGCACTGGCGGCAATGCCGTCGATTTTGATGGTCACCTCGCCTGTGTAATCCATGAGCATGGAGTAAATCTGGCTGGCGGCAACGCAATCCCCACCGGGGGAATTGAGCCAGACGGTCACCGGGCCAGAACCAGCGAACAGTTCCGCTCGGAACATCTGGGGGGTGACATCATCGTCATACCAGGACTCCTCCGCAATAGTGCCGTAGATTTCAAGGACCCTCTCAGCACCAGGGGCGGTGTTCGTCCAATTCCAGAACTTCTTATTCTTCATTTTCCGTTTCCTCCTTCCCTGTATCGTTATAAGCAGCACCAGCATCCTTTAGGGGGAGCATATTGCCGTTTACCAAATACAGATCGCCGCCCTCCTCCGCTGGAATTCTGTCCAGCGACTCCAGTTCTCGGATATCGTTTGCGGACATCCATCCGTTCTGACGGGCGGTGGCGTAGCCGTTCATGCGGCTCTGGTAGTCACCTCGCAGCAGACCTTCCAGGTTGAAGTGGAAGAAGTAGACCTTCTTCTCCTCATCCGACAAGAGCGCCCGTTGAAGGGACTGCTCCCACCGAACCACCCAGGGGTCGAGTGTGTATTTCACGAACTCTAGGGACTGCTGCTCAATATTAGAAAAGCTCGATTTTTCAAGATCACCGACCATGTGGGGCGGCACTCTGAAAATTCGAGCGATTTCGTTTATTTGGAATTTCCGGGTCTCAAGGAACTGAGCCTGTTCCGGGGAAATGGAGATGGGCGTGTACTTCATGCCCTCCTCCAGAACCGCCACCTTGTTCGAGTTGGAACTGCCGCCGAAGGTCGCAGTCCAGCTTTCCCGTACCTTGGACGGGTCTTTCAGCGTTCCGGGATGCTCCAACACACCGCTGGGGGCAGCGCCATTGGCAAAGAACTTGGCTCCGTACTCCTCACAGGCAATCGCCATGCCGATGGCGTTCTTCGCCATAGCGATAGGCGAATAACCGACCAGACCGTCAAAGCCCAGTCCCGGCACATGAAGAACATCGGAGGGACTCAACCTTACCGTGCTACCCTTCATGGTGGGCGCATCCTCCGATACGACCCGGTACTCGTAGTACAGCTGACCGTTCTCGTCACGGTCAACCGTCATGCGGTCGGGCATCAGGGGATAGAGGGCAATGATCTGGCCCTTGCCGTTACGGATGATCTGTGCGTAGGCATTGCCCCATAGGAGCAGGTGGGTCATCAGCGTCTCTCGGAACACGAAGGAGGTCATCTCCGGGTTTGGCTCGTCATGGAGCAGGAAATACAGCGGGTGGTCGGTCGCTTTCTCCTTACCACCGCTGTCGTTATAGCGGTAGACATGGAGTGGGAGACTAGCGACCGCTTCCGACAGGATACGCACACAGGAATACACCGCTGTCATCTGCATAGCAGAACGCTCGTTGACGCGCTTGCCAGAGGTCGAGCCTCCCATGAAAAAGCTGTAGGCACTGCCGCTTGTGCGGTTGCTGGGGGCGTCCCTCGACCGAAACAATCTGCTCAGAAAACCCATAATCATCACTCTCCTTATCAGAACACCAGCAGACCTCTGGTGTCGTAGACACTTTCAGTCGTGCCACCATTGCGAATACAGCGGTCGAGGCCCATGATGAGGGCAACGATACCGTCGATTTTTTCCACCGACTTGTCCTTGTCTGGCTTGATGTTACCAGCGGGGTCTTGCCGCATGACAACATTCTGGGCCATCCATTTGAGGACGGGGTTGCCGCCGTGGACGATGTTCCCCTCCATCAGCAGCTTGTATAACTCTTTGGAGGGCGGGGACATATCTTTGAAGCCCTGCCCAAACGGAACCATCGTGAAGCCAGCGTCCTCCAAGTTCTGCACCATCTGTGTGGCGTTCCAGCGGTCGTAGGCAATCTCGATGATGTGGTACTTCTCGCCCAGCTTCTCGATGAAATTCTCGATGAAGCCGTAGTGGATGACATTGCCCTCGGTGGTATTGATGAAGCCTTGCCGCTGCCAGACATCGTAGAGAACATGATCTCGGCGGCATCGCAACTCCAGCGTTTCCTCCGGGAGCCAGAAGTACGGAAGCACGATGTACTTCTCATCCTCTGTCCTTGGCGGGAACACTAGGACAAAAGCAGTGATGTCCGAAGTGCTGGACAAGTCAAGCCCGGCGTAGCAGTCCCGGCCTTCCAGCGCATCCATGTCGATAGGAATGTCTCCC